ACTCCGGCCTCCGCCGCCATCTCCCGCACCGGCGGCAGCCGCCCGCCGCAGGGGAAGGTGCCGGACAGAATGGCCAGCGTCACCTGTTGGATCAGCTGGGTGTAAATGGGCTGGTCATTGCGGATATCCCATTCCATAGGCGTCCTCCTTTGCCTGTGCTGCCGATGGATCGGAGCAGTCACATCTCCACGTTCTCGCTGCCCCGCCTATCAGTTCGCTTGTACTACGACAATAGTACATCGAGGCAAAGGGATTGTCAAGGGGGAACATGAAAAATTCTGCGGATGGATCAAAAATCCCCCTTTCCCGGTGCTCTGTGCCGGGAAGGGGGATTTGTTGGTGGGATAGGGGGATCCGAAGGGAAGAGGCGCTCGTGAGGGCGGACCGCTCGTCCTGCGGCTGGTTTAACCGATAGTGTCCATTGCCGTCCACAAAAGAGATGATGTTCTTTTATTGATGGCCGTCATTCCTAACGGCAGAAATCGAATATGCGGATAAAAAATGTCCGGAGGATGCAAAATTCCTCCGGGCGTAAATATCAGTAGGAATTATCTTTGATAAAAATGAAAAATCCGAACGCATTCCCGATAGGGAAGAAGTTCGGATTTTTCATATGTGGTGGAGACTGCTGGACTCGAACCAGTGACCTCCTGCGTGTGAATTATAATCGTTTTGAATATATAGGCACAAAAGTTAATAAGAATAACAATATTTGTTGCGATTTTGCAACTTTTCGCAGAGCAATTTTGCAAGGGCTTGCCTTGGCTCCCGTCGGTAACTAACAAACTACTAACAAATTTTCGCCTTTTTAACGGCCTGCACCAATTCCTCCGCTGATGTATGGACGTATATATTTGCGGTAGTGGAGTAGTTGGCGTGGCCGAGGATCCTCTGTAGCGTTTCCGGAGCAATCCCCGCTTTTCTCGCCCAGCTCGCATAGGTGTGCCGGGTGGAGTGCGGCGTTTTGCGCTGGATTTTTAATTTTTCCAAAAGCGGGTAATAATCCCGGCGGCGGAAGTTTGCTGGGATTTTTTCCCCAGCATAGCCGGATATGAGCAGTGGGCCAGTAGCCTTATTTGCAAAATAGGCAAAGTATGGGATCCCTTCGGGGCGGATTGGGATGATCCTGTTTCGCCCAGCCTCCGTCTTTTCACCGCCGACCACATAATCTTTGTGATAATCTTTAGCCGGTAGGGAAAACAATTCCCCTATGCGCATTCCTGTGTAAATCAGCATGAGGATAATTTTTGCGGTGTCGCTGCCGTCCGCTTCCAGCTTGCTTATTTCAGCATCGGTAAATGTTTCTTTTTCTTTTTTTGTGTTTTCGGGGAGCTGGACGAATTTTGCAAAATTTGTTGTGATGATCTCCTCGCGCATGGCCCATGTGGACATCTGCGTTATGAGTTGCTTATACTTGGACACAGTGCTATGGGATTTATGCATATGGGCATCCAGTACGCCCTGGAAATCCGCCGTTTTTAAGTCCCGGAACTTCCGGTCGTGCAGCGGCGCAAAAATCTTAAATGCGCCGTCATAGCCTTCTATACCGTTTGGCCCTATTTTTTTGTAATGCTCCTCTTTCCAAGCGTCAAACACCTGGGCAAAGGTCATGTTGTACCGCTCCGTTAAATCCTTGCCTGCAAGACGTTCCAGCGCCGCTATAGCATCTTTTTTGGTGGGGTAATATCCTATAATGATTTTTTGCTTTGCAGCCACCCAGGGCCTGCGTCGGCGCCCGGCGAGCTTATACACTGTCCCGGTTCCGTTGGCCCTCCTCATTGCTTTTCCCATTTTTATCCTCCTACCCTGTATTTTTATCAGTTTGATGGTGCCTGTAATATCGCAGCGCATTAATCAGCGAAGCAATGATTACACCGACGCCCACCGCAAGCAGAGCAAATAGCATCCAGCCGAGTGATGTAATCTTCCCGTTGCGGATAAGCCCTGTTTGCGGGACGCTTGAGTCAAACGCCAAATATCCAAATATTATGGATACGGAAATCGACAGCGAAAGTGCCAGGATATACACCCAAATTTGCAATACTCGCTCCTTTTTTTCATGCTTTGCCACTGATCCGGTCAGTTGCTCCATGCCGCCCTCTAAGTGCGCAATGCGTAGGGCTGCGCTATGCTTTGCATCTGCATCGGCCATTGCTCTGTGTGCCTCTGCCAGCTGCTCCTCCGTGGTTGGTCTCTTTACGATACCAAAATACTCATCTATAGACACACCGAGGGCGGCGCATATAATCCCCATTTTGTATAGGCTTGGATCCTTTGACGACGCAGAAAAGTAATTGCTGATCGTGGACGATGACAGATCTGTTAAATCGGCTAAGTCTTGCGTGGTAAGATGCTGGTACTCCTTTGCCTCTCTGCAAATATCCTGCAAAGTTTTTTCCATTTCTTCCCCTCCTGCCTTATTTCGGGCAAACCTCTCCGTTTGTTTTTATCTGCTAATCGTATATTATCCGGTTTTTGGATTGACTTGCCAAACAACAAACTGATACTGTGGGTATGCGGCCAAGAGCCAGTGACGGCGATAGGCGGCAAAAAATCCCCACCGTCCGGTGCGGGGGCGGTGGGGACTATATGAAATAATCTTCTGTGGATTTCACTTAATCCCCAATAGCTTGCCGGCTTTTCTTTGCCGCCCCGCCTTTGTTGTAGGAATTCCCGTTGCTTTTGCAATCTTGCGTTTTGCGCTGGTAATTCCAAGCGCACGTTTCCAGCTAAAGGAAAGCCCTGGTATTTTAAAGGAAGATTTTTTAGCCATTTCTAATTATGCTCCTTCTTAAAAAATTTTTTGTATTGTTGCCCTAAACTGTGCAACAAATGCCATATTTTGACTATAGGTAGATAAACCGAAAGGAGAAATAATGTGGATTGTAAGCAGAAAAGTATAAAGATGGAAATTGTAAGCTGTGAAACGGGAAATAAATGTGATATAATAAAGAATGCAGAGCATATTGCGTTACTTTCTGAGGCGATTTCTTTGGCGAGTAAAATGACCCGCAATCAGTTTGATAAAATTATGGAGGCGATAAAATGAAAATTTGGGCTATCAGTAAAGAAAACGGCTACGAGCGCGAAATACTCATAATTAATTCTCCAAAGCCCCGCGGGCGGCTTTAATAAAAATCCGCAGGGTTTCCTTATCCATTTTTTTCAAAAGCTCGACAGCTTCTTTCAAATCTTCATCTTCCATTACGCCCTCGATCTCCGGATCGGGGGCTTTTTTTGCGCCCTCCGAAGCTGCGTTGGCGGCTACATCGTCTGGCATAATGTCCTCTACGGAAACGCCGAGATATTCGGCAATAGCGGGAAGGCGAGCATTTGACGGCTTAGTTTTCCGCGTGTTCCATTGGCTATAAATGCTATTTGATAGCCCTAATGCGCGGCTTAAATCGGCTCCATTTTTGCCATTTTTGCTCAAGTAAAAGTTGATTTTGTCTATAGCGTCCATTTGCACCTCGTGTATATTGTGCAGTTCGCCAAAACTAATAAAAACTAATAGAAAGCGGTTGACTTATAATTTCTAATTAGTTATAATAAGAATCGGCGGGAGGCAATACAAAACCAAGCCCCCCTGCACTTAGCGGACTGCGGAAAATATTAAGGGTTGTTGGCACTTCCATAATACCACAGTTTGCTAAGTTGTCAAGTAAAACTTAGTTTTTGTTGATTGCGGAGAGGGAAAGCCGCCCTGATGCCGTAACATCGTGGCGGCGGCCGAGCACTTAGACCGGCGGTTGGACGATGCGGAGCCGGCTAAAGCTTTTGCACTTTTCCTCGCCGTATTCAACGGAAACTAAGCAAGAATCAAACTGGAGGTGACGGAATGAGTTTTCGCAGCGCTCGGGTGGCCGCTGGGCTAAGTGTCCGGCAGGTCATCGAGAAACTAAAGGTGACGGATGCGGCGGTTTACATGTGGGAGACCGGCACGCAGGCACCGAGAGCCAGCCGCTTGCCGGAGATCGCCGAGCTGTACGGCTGCACGGTGGACGAGCTGTTGAAGAAGGAGGATGACAAATGATCGAAACCATGACGCTGCACCAGGCATCGAAGTATCTTAGAGATAAAGGCTTGAGCCTTTGTTCTGACACTCTGGCCGACGGCCTGGAGCAGGGCGTGTACCCCTTCGGCGTGTGCATCCGCACCGACCGCAGCCGGGTATTTCAGATTTTCAAAAAGAAGCTGGATGCGTGGATCGCAGAGCGGGAGGAGTAAACATGGACGGGTACACATTGACTTTGGTCATCATCGGAGCCGCAACGGTGAGTTATTGGCTCATGCGGCTGGTGGACAAGCTGGACGGGAAGTAACACAAACGGAGGGAAAGACGATGAAAGCATACAAGGGATTTGATAAAGACCTGAAATGCAGAGAATTTCAGTACGAAGTAGGTAAGGAGTATGAGGAGGAAAACTCCGCTCTGTGCAAAAAGGGATTCCACGCCTGTGAAAACCCGCTGGACACGTTCCGGTACTATAGACCGACAGATAGCCGGTACTGCGAGGTTGATGTGGACGACAACGGCGAACGCAACAGCACTGACAGTAAGGTTTGCGGCAAACATATTAAGATTAGCGCAGAGATCGGTCTGAAAGGCGTTATCAACGCCGGTGTGCGGTTTGTGTTTGACAAGTGCGAGAGCGCAACCGAGGAAAACGCATCGGGTGAGAGGGGCAACGCCGCCGCATCCGGTGAGAGTGGCAACGCCGCCGCATCGGGTAATCTGGGCAACGCCGCCGCATCCGGTTGGAGGGGCACGGCTGTCGTAACCGGCTTCGCTGGGAGAGCGACCGCATTGGGCGAACAGTGCCTTGCTGTGGCATGGGGCGAAGATAGCCTTGCAAGAGGCACTGTGGGCAACTGGATTGTCGTTTCTGAGCGTGACGATGATGGCAACATCATTGATGTCAAAATTGCAAAGGTGGACGGCGATACCGTCAAGGCGGACACATGGTACAAACTGGTGAACGGCGAGATCATGGAGGCTTAGTAATGTATTTGTGTGATTATTGTGGGGCGGCGTTCCAGTCGTTGGATTACATCGAGGAAAAATCCGATGAGTGCGGAAACAGCATAATTTATGTCTGCCCAGAGTGCGGAGAGGAGATTATCCCCGGAGAAGCGGATGAATGTCCTGTTTGCCACGGCTGGAAGCCGATGAAGTCTGCTATGTGCCACAAGTGCGAGCTGGAAACAATCGGAAATTTCAAGCTGGCTATACGGAAGTTCTCCGATGTGCAGCTTGATTATATTTCCGAGCTGACGGAGGGTGAGTATCTCTCGGAGTTTTTGCATAAGGGGGGCTTGGGATGATAAACGGCGTCCTCCGGTACATAAAAGCTACAGTGGAAATCCCATTCCCAGAGGGAAAAATGTGCTGTACCCTCTGCCCACTTTTGGAGACGTATTCGCGAAATCAATGCCGCCGCACGGGGGAGTATTTGCTGGACACACGAATCGTCGGGGCATATTGCCCGCTACAAGTTGTTGATGAGGAGAAAACCGAATGATGAATATCTACGAGAAAATCGCTGCAATCATGCAGGATGTCCAGTATTTGGCAAAGGACGATCATGTAGAGTTTGGCAGCACCAAATACAAGGCACTGAGCGAGGAGAAAGTAACCTCCATCATGCGTGCGGAACTGCTGAAACACAAACTGGTTGTATACCCCATCGCACAGACAGCTGTGAGAACTGGGAACATTACCCATGTAGATGTGATTTACCGCATGGTCAACGTGGAAAACCCGGAGGAATACATCGAGATTGCATCCTGCGGAGATGGCGCAGACACACAAGACAAGGGCAGCGGCAAGGCCATGACCTATGCGTTTAAGTATATGTGGCTGCGGACCTTTGCGCTTCCCACCGGCGAGGACCCGGACAAAATTTCCTCCGCCGAGCTGGACGAGAAGGAGCGGAACGCCGCTCCGGTGTGTGAGCGATGTGGAGCTGACATTGTGTCCGTCAAGAAGCGCAACGGCGAAATGTGGACGGTAAAGGACATGGTTAAGTACTCCAAGGGCCGCTACGGAGCGCAGATGTGCGCCGACTGCATGAAGGCCGCGAAGAAGGAGCAGGGCAATGTTGCAGGCTGATGTGACCGCCGCACGGTGGCAGCAGGACAGCGATGGGGCGTGGCTGTGCCTCCGGGTGCAGTCCCCCACCTCTGCAATGACCATCTGTGACGAGATGAAGCCGGACAAGCAGTATGTGGCGCAGATCAAGCGCAAGGGCAGGAGCCTTGACGCAAATGCTTATGCGTGGGTTTTGCTGGATAAACTGGCGGCACACTATGGGATTCCGAGGAATGATGTGTACCGGAAAGAAATCAGGATCATCGGTGGTGTGAGCGATGTCGTGTGCATGGTATCAAAGGCGGCGGACGAGTTCTGCCGCAGATGGGAGGCGAAAGGAACCGGCTGGATGGCGGAACAAGGGCCAAGCAAAATTCCTGGCTGCGTGAACGTGGCGGTTTGGTACGGCTCAAGCACCTACGACACAGAGCAGATGTCACGGCTGATTGACCAGATCGTTTCCGATTGCCGAGAAGCTGGAATCGAGACTATGACACCGCAGAAGTTGGATGCGCTAAAATCCCGCTGGGGCGAAGCTCAGCCGCTGGGAGGTGATAAAGGTGACTGATGAAAGACGGTGTTTTCTGTGCGGCAGAAATGGCGCAAGTGAACCGCTGGAGCGGCACCACATCTTCGGCGGTGCGTACCGAAACAAGAGCGAGAAATACGGCCTTGTGGTGTATCTCTGCGGCGAACGATGCCACAGGAACGGTGGAAACGCTGTACACCGAAACGGGAATCAAATGCGTCTGCTTCGCCGATACGGTCAGTTAAAGGCCATGCAGGAACAGAGATGGACAGAAGATGACTTCCGCCGTGAATTTGGAAAAAGCTATTTGTAAGGAGGAAAACGATGGTAAACAGAATGATTTTGCAGGGGCGGCTTTGCTCTGACCCCGAATTGCGCCGCACCAACAGCGGAACAGCGGTGTGCAGTTTCCGGGTGGCGTGGAGTGAGAAGGTAAAGGACAGAGAAACGAAGCTGTTTCTCCCATGCGTGGCATGGCAGAGCACGGCAGAGATGATTTGCAAGCACTTTTCTAAGGGCAAGGAGATCATCGTGGAGGGCAAACTTTCCAGCCGGGAATACGAGGATAACAGCGGCAACAAGCGCACGGTGGTGGAGCTGACGGCGGACCGGGTACATTTCTGCGGCAGCAAGGACAGCGCACCACAGAAGCCCGCACAGACATTCGAGGAGATTTCCGAGGACGACGGCGATTTTCCGTTCTAATTGGAGGTGACGAGGGATGACATTTGACGCGATTATCTACGATGCCGATAGCATCCGAGACGCACTTTCCGATTCTCTTACTAACAATGTCTTACGAATTGATGATCTTTCGGAGGAGGATGCAGGGCAGTTAGCCAGCATTTTTACGGATCACGGAATCGGTATTTGCCTACTTCCGCGCAAGGAGTAAGTGCATGGCTGATATGACATACATCAAGCTGTTCATCGATTACTTAGATGCGATAGAGCCGCTCGGTGACGCAGAGAGGGGGCGGCTTTTCACTTCCTTGTTGATTTATGCAAGGACGGGCGAAGCCCCGCAGCTCGGCGGGAACGAACGGTTTTTATTCCCGATGATGCGGGCGCAGATAGATCGAGACAACTCCGCAATGGATAGTTTATCCGACGCACGAAGCGAAGCCGGAAGAAAGGGGGCAGAAGCAAAGCAAGCAAATGCCAGATTTGCCAAGCAAAACAAGCAAATGCAAGATTTGCCAAGCAAAACAAGCAAAGACAAAGACAAAGACAAAGACAAAGACAAAGACAAAGACAACAGCGCGTCGCCGTTTGAATTGTTTTGGGCGGCATATCCCCGAAAAGTCGGAAAGCAGGCCGCAAAGAAAGCATTTTCCAAGGTTTCTGTGCCGGTTAAAACGCTTATCGATGCCGTCAACAGTCAGAAAAACAGCGAACAGTGGCGCAGGGATAACGGTCAATACATCCCAAACCCAGCCACATGGCTGAATCAAGGCCGATGGGATGATGTGCTGACGGAGGCCGGAGCGCAACCAACGAAGGAGGAATACCATGTCGGAATATGGCTGTGACATCTGCGGCGGGCTGGGCTACACCGTCCGGCGCACGGAAAGCGGAGAGCTGGTGAGCAGAACCTGCAAATGCGAGATCATCCGCCGAAGCAGGATGCGCATGGAGCGTTCTGGGCTGGCCGGTCTGCTGGACAGTTGCACATTCGGGACATTCCAAACGCGGGAGTATTGGCAACAGGCCGCAAAACAGGCGGCGGAGAAGTATTTGACCGACTGGAAGGGCAAGTGGTTTTTCATCGGCGGCTCTCCCGGCACTGGGAAAACCCACCTGTGTACGGCGATTTGCGCCAAGCTGATGGACGGCGGAATCCCTGTCCGGTATGTGCAATGGCGGGGAGATATTCCGGCAATCAAGGCAAAGGTAAACGATGCGGAAGCATACGCCGAAGCCATGCAGCCGCTGAAAACCGTCCGTGCGCTGTATATCGACGATTTTCTCAAGGGGAGCGTAACGGATGCCGACAAAAACATCGCCTTTGACCTGCTGAATGCCAGGTATATCAAACCGGACGCAATCACGATCATCTCCACGGAGCTGACCATTGACCGCATTTTGAGCTGGGATGAAGCCATCGGCAGCAGAATCAACCAGAGGGCGAGGGATTATATGCTGAACATCGGTAAAAAGCAGAATTGGAGGCTGAAATGAAAGTTTTGGTTGCCTGCGAAGAATCGCAGGAGGTATGCAAAGCGTTCCGCGCATTGGGGCATGAGGCATATTCTTGCGACATTCAGGAGCCGTCCGGCGGACACCCAGAGTGGCATATTCTGGACGATGCCGTGGACGTTGTCAATAGACCTGGGTTTATTACCACAATGGACGGCGCAACGCATATTGTTACTTGGGATTTGCTGATCGCACACCCGCCGTGCACATACCTCAGCAATGCAGGCGCGCGGCACTTGTGGAAAGGGCATCAACTGCAAGCGGACAGGGTAATGCTCGGAATAAAGGCACGTGACTTTTTCATGGAGTTTTATCGTGCCGATATACCGCTTGTGGCGGTTGAGAATCCTGTACCGAGCAAGCTTTTTGTAATGCCGGAATACTCGCAAATTATCCAGCCATATCAATTTGGACATCCGTACACTAAAAGAACGTGCTTATGGTTGAGAAATTTACCACCGTTGGAGCCGACCAATATTGTTGAGCCGACAGCAACATGGTGTCCGAGCGGTAGCTACAGCCATAAGCACGGGAAACAGCATAAAGGTATGTTTACCACGGATAGGGCCAAAAACCGCGCAAAGACCTTCCCCGGCATCGCCAGAGCAATGGCGGAGCAGTGGGGCGGATTGGAGGAATGACATTGCGGAACGAAGCTTTGTTTTCCAGCGATAAGAATTTCTGGGAAACGCCGCAAAAGTTGTTTGACGAACTGGACGCGGAGTTTCATTTCACGCTGGACGCTGCCGCCAGTGACGAAAACCACAAGTGCGCGCGGTATTTCACGCAAAATGATGATGGTTTGCGGCAAAATTGGGAGGGCGAAACGGTGTTTTGTAACCCGCCCTACGGGAACAAGGAAACCGGACTGTGGACGGAAAAATGCTACCGCGAGGGACAGAAGCCGGGGACAACGGTTGTTCTACTGATTCCTGCGCGGACAGACAGAGCCAGCTTTCACGACTATGTTTTGGGCAATGCGGAAATTCGATTCCTGCGAGGTAGGCTGAAATTTGAGCTGGACGGAAAGCCGATGGGAACGGCGCCGTTTCCCAGCATGATTGCCATTTGGCGAGGAGGAATGACATGACCACATTACGCATGATTTCCGGCATTACATACACCCGGAAAAATCTTGAAGCATTGACCGGCATGCCGGACAGAGAGAACCGCCGGATGATACGGGAGCAGAGGCGGCAGGGTGTGCCTATCGTTGCCATGAAAGACGGCGGCTACAAGCTGGCGGAAACGGAGGAAGAAAAGCAAGCCTTACTTTCCATGTACCGCAAGCGGGCATTGGACGAGCTGGGGACATACCGCCGCCTTGCCAGAGCTATGCAGGTGGACGGGCAGATGGAGATGGGAGGTGGAAATGGAACGGTTTAACACTCCGCTGACGAAAGAGGCGGCGAAATCACTGCTGGCTTTGGATTTAGAGGACAAGGTGATTACCAGCTACGAGAAGCTGGACGAGTGGTACACCGCGTGGGGCGGCCAGTGTTATGTGTCATTTTCCGGAGGAAAGGACAGTACGGTGCTTTCATATCTGGCTGCAAGGTATCTATCGTCGTTCCGCACACCTCCGTGGCCGCTGAATCTTGTGTTTGTCAACACAGGCCTTGAGTACCCGGAGATACAGAAGTTTGTCAATGAGTACGCAGATTGGCTGCGGAAGGAGTTCCCTCGCGTGACCGTCAACCTCCACCGCCTGCGTCCGAAGCTCAACATCCGGCAGGTGTTGACAAGGTACGGCTATCCCGTCATCGGCAAAAAGCAGGCGCGTTTTATCCGCGATCTGCAAAACGCGCACGGGCAAAACGATGCAACGGTCAATCTGTATCTGACCGGCTACAACCGGCAGGGCGTGTACTGCTCGACGATGAAACTGGCGGACAAGTGGCATTATCTCAAGGATGCGCCGTTCCATATTAGCGAGCAGTGCTGCGACGTGATGAAAAAAGCACCCGCCAAGCGATACGAAGCTACGAGCGGATGTGTGCCGTTTACCGCGATGATGGCGAGCGAGAGCCAGCAGCGCGAAAAAGAGTGGAAGCGCACGGGCTGCAACGCCTTCGATGGAAAGCGCCCCATGAGCAAGCCTATGAGCTTCTGGACAGATCAGGACGTGCTTGCGTTCCTGAAAGACGAAAACATCCCGTATTGCAGCGTATACGGCGACATCGTGACGAGCGACGGCGAGAATGATTATCCGTCGACGCTCATCGAAAAGCCGCTGCACTGCACTGGCTGCCAGAGAACGGGGTGTGTTTTCTGCGGATTTGGAGCGCACCTCGAAAAGGGCGAAAACCGCTTTGAGCGCATGAAACACACACACCCGAAGCACTACGAATTCTGCATCGGCGGTGGGGCGTATGACCCTGTGGACGGCTTGTGGAAGCCCACTGAAAAGGGGCTTGGATACGCCAGAGTATTGGACTACATCGGAGTGAGGTATTGAAATGAGCATAAAAATTACCATACCCCTGCCGCCGGTTACAAAGAAAAACAGCCAGCGCATTATGCACAGCAGCAAGACAGGGAAATCGTTTATCATGCCGTCGCAGAAGTACATCGATTACGAGGCAAAGGCCGTGTGGTACTGCAAAAAGGCTGGTGTGCATGAGCCGATAGATTACCCCGTGGAGGTTAAATGCCTGTTTTATATGCCAACCAGGCGGCGGGTGGATTTAACCAATCTGCTGGAGGCTGTGGACGATGTGCTGGTCAAGGCGCGGGTGCTGCTGGACGACCACTGCGGCATTATTGTCAGCCATGACGGGAGCCGGGTGCTGTACGACAAGGAAAATCCACGCACGGAGGTGAGCATAACCGCCTATGAATGATTTTGACTATGACATCGTGCAGAAAAAGCGTGTTGCAAGAGGGGCGTTTGCCCATGTGAACCGCAAGCGTGGGAAATGCAGATTGCCCAGTGATTACCTCACTGCGGCACAAAAGAGGGAGATGAACGGGAAAATGAAAACATACAACGCCACACGGCCTATGCCTTGGGAAGATTTCAAGGCGATGCCGGACGACATTAAGCGGGAATATCTACGGAATATGCAGTCTTGCGGCGGTGCAGCTACATACCTTGCGGAAGAAATGGGCTGTTGCAGTGCCACCATCATAGAGTGTGGGAAAAAACTGGGGGTGCCGTTTGTGCGAGGTGGTCGGAACTTTAACTTGTGGCAAAAGAAACTATCAGAGTGGCACACATCCGAAGTGGTGGAAGAAACGCCAGAAAAACAGTCCGATGGACCAACGCCGGTGCGAAGTGCAGGACCGTTGCACGTGCGAAGTGCAGAACTGCTTCACGCACGGCTGACCATACGGGGAGGCCGGGAAAGTGTTTTGCAAAATCTACGCATGCTTATGCCGGATGAATGTGAAGTCACGGTTGAGTGGTGAGAGGAGGAAAAAACTTGTGAAGGAGCATATTACCACTGGAGGGAAGCCGCTTTGCTGGACTTGTAGAAAAGCGTATGGAAAATGCTCATGGACAGAAGTAGACTACACGAAAAAGGGCTGGCCTATACGATTTGAGCCGGTAAAGGGGTGGAATGCAATCCCGACAAAAAATGAAAAATACACATCATTTTTGGTGGTAAGTTGCCCAGAGTACGATCCTGATGATAGAAAGGAGGATACACATGACGGCAGATTTTGCGGGTATGGGGAAGCGCCTGCGGGCGGCGAGAGAGAAGGAACTTATGTCGCAGGATGATCTGGCTTTGGAATCTGGTGTAGCACCATCGACGATCAGCCATATTGAGTGTGGACACAGCACCGCGTCGGTGTGGGTGCTGGCACATATCTGTGATGCGCTTGGGGTATCTATGCAATGGATGATGGTATACGGGAGAGGAAGAAAATGAGCAGAAAGAGCATATTTACAGTTGTCGGAGGTGCGGCCCTTGGGCTGCTGATTGCCGCCGGGATATTGTGGGTGGAGCCACTTGCCGCAGAAGCGGAATATGTGGAGGAGCAAGAACCTGTTTCCCCGCTGGTGGCGGAAGTAATCCGCCAAGAAACGCCACAGAAAGCCGCCTACACGCACGAAAGTACCATGACCGTGACAGCATACTGCCCCTGCGAAAAATGCTGTGGAGCGTATTCAAACGGCTATACAGCCACAGGAGCGAAAGCAACACAGGGCGTGACCATCGCTACCGACCCCGATGTGATACCGTTGGGGACAGAGGTTGAGATCGATGGGCATATCTACATAGCGCAGGATGTGGGCGGAGCAGTCAGCGGAAACCGCATTGACCTGTACTTTGATAGCCACGATGACGCACTCCAATGGGGTGTGCAGGAAAAGACGGCGAGGTGGAACGGATGATGGAACAGATTACATTTGATGGAAATTTCTGCGACATTTCGCAGTGCCGGGAGCTGCCTTGCCAGCATGGCGGGAACTGCTCACAAAAGCAAGTGTGGGAGCGGCTGAAAGCCTACGAGGACACGGGTCTGACGCCGGGAGAAGTCCACAGTATGTCGGGAGAGTGGCGCACAATGATGTCAGTGCTGAACAGCATCGGAGGAGGTTATGACCGCCTGCGGGAGCTGGCAGAGGCCGACAAGGACGGGCGGCTGGTGGTGCTTCCGTGCAAGGTGGGCCAGCGGGTGTTCGCCTTGCTGGACACGGATAAGCATATAAGCGAGTGCGAGGTCAAGCAGATTGGTATGGGCAATAAAATCGGCTTTATTGGCCTTGAGCCAATAGGAGCCAGAGGGCGGGAGTATGGCATATCGCTAAACGGATTTGGCAAAACCGTATTCCTGACCCGCGAGGAGGCGGAGAAAGCATTGGAGGCGATGAAGGATGAGTAAGGCCGTTATGATAAGCATCCGCCCGAAGTGGTGCGAGAAGATCGTCAACGGCGAAAAGACGATTGAGGTGCGAAAGACCCGCCCGAAGCTGGAAACGCCGTTTAAGTGCTATATCTACGAAACGCAGGGCAGAACGGACACTCCGTGGGTAGATAAAGATGGGCATATGATTTTTGCCGGAAGAGGGCAGGTTATCGGCGAGTTTGTATGTGATTGTGTCACGCCCCTGTATAATGTTTGCACGGATGATTGGAAGAGGCTGACCGGAGGACTTCACCGTATAGAAAAGGAGCTTGTCAATCAGGCGTGCCTTACAGAAGCGCAGCTCCACACATACGCAGGTGGGAAGAATTGCTTTGCGTGGCACATCTCCGACCTGAAAATCTACGATACGCCGAAGGAATTGAGCGAGTTCAAGACGCTATGTAGAGTCGATGCCGATTGCTGTGCCTGCCCTTATTACAACTACACCAAAATGGATTGTGATGGCCGGGTTATCGGTCGCCCACCCCAAAGCTGGTGCTATGTGGAGGCGAAGGAATGAAGCTGACTATTATCTTCAAGGAAGAGATTGAGGAACACATGAAAAAGCAATTCGGGCATTTCACGAATCCGCGGCAGATATACGGTGTGAAGACCGTACACATGGAAGGGGGGTATCTATACTCCACTATTTCGGACACGGTTCGCTGGCGTATGGATGACATTTCCAGATTTTACTGTGAGGAGGGCTGACGATGGCTGAGTACATCGAGAGGAAGAAGCTGGAGGAAGCATTTGATAATGCAGACCCTGACGTCTGTGAAAGTGACATGGACGGGCACAGCGATTGGGGGTTTGGAAGGGAAAATGTCCGAGATGTGATTCGAGGTGTTCCCGCCGCCGATGTGGCCCCGGTGGTGCATGGACGGTGGGGCACGTGCCGGGTCAATCTGGAAACGGGGAATTATGAGGAGCAATGCACCCGCTGCCGGAACTTCTCGAAAGAGTACGGCAAGCCTTACTGCCCCAACTGCGGGGCGAAGATGGACGGAGGTGGCGAGGATGCGGCTGATTGATGCGGATGCACTGGGCGTGGGGCGATGCAGCAGGGATGTATTGCCAGCGGACTACTGCGCCGGGTGGAACGGGATGGTAAGGTTATTGGAAAAAGCCCCCACCGTTGATGCTGTGGAAGTGGTGCGGTGTAGGGACTGCAAGCATTACAAGCCGGATGAATACGAATGCGGATGTGATTTCGCTGGTGGACTACCGTATGTAAAGGCTGACGATTTTTGCAGTTACGGAGAACGGAGGGACTATGATTAAAGACAGCGGAGAAAGAACAAAGTTTCCAAGCGGAGCACTCCGGGATATGCACACGGGCAAGGGACGGATGGATTTGCTCCCTTGGTCGGCTATCATGGAAGTGTCGAAGCACTGCGAGGCGGGCGCTTTGAAATACGGGGAGCATAATGTCGATAAAGGGATCCCAACCCACAGTTTGTTAGATTCCGCTATTCGCCATGCGGCGAAATATCTGGCGGGCTATGTGGATGAGCCGCACCTTGTAGCTGCGGCGTGGAACCTACTGTGGGCGATCGAGATGGAGCTTGTCCATCCTGAATGCGTGGACACTCCGTGGAGGGCAGCCGATGGCGAATAAAGACGCAATGCTGGAAGCCTTGGAGGAAATCGAGAACGGTATGTGCCGCATTAAGGAGCGACGGAGCATTTGGCAGAATAGCCTTGTATATGCACTCTGCCAAGCTGTGCGGCTGCTTCTGATGGACAAGATCAAGGAGGGACGGAAATGAGAATTGACGGCAAAACCCTGCCCAACAACCCCATGAAAGCGTACCAGCAGGGCAAGCTGATGGGGACAAAGCAAAACATGGATTTGGTGTCCGAAGTGCTGCTTACAAAATTTGGATTCCACGTGTTGGAGGAAACGCCGGACAGCCACGACACTATGAGTGTTGAGTATCTGCAAAAATGCCTTGTGGAGCTGGTGGACGCAAAAAACAGTGGCTATGTGACCAAGAAGGATATTGCGGACGCTCTGCGGAGCGACTACAAACTGATAAACAACGCAGAGTAAGGAGGCTGGCATGAGCCGAAAACAAACACTGCCGTATGATGTGCGGCTTGAGTGCATTGCCTATGTCAGAGGCTATCCACGGCGGGTACAGGCGTACAACGACGCAAGGAGCGAGATACTGAGCGGCGGGAACAGTGCAACAGAGGGTATGCCCCGCTCCCCCGGCATTGGTAGACCGGCAGAGAGCAAGGCGGAGCAGCTTGCCGCCATAGAAAACTGGCCGGAAACCAAGAAAATGCGGGCTGTTGAATATGCCATAGACCGATGTGGTCGGGATTTGGAGAGCGAGAGCGTTCGAAAGCAGCTTACACAGGGGATCATGCGCAACTGTCAGGGCAAGCATAAGTATTCCCGCAACAAGATTATCGTACCGGGGATAAGTGAGCGGACATTCAGCCGCCGGAAAGAGCAATTTCTCTATGACATAGCCATATATTGTGGTTTTGCAGAGAAAGTTGGCACAAATTCCACCTAATGATGTGCTACAATAGGTACAGTGGATGATAAGGCATAGTCATCCACCCGTCTTTCCACTCAACCCGTTTCCTCCATCTTATGCGCCGCCGGTATTGGGCGCACCTTCTGGCACCGAAAGGTCATACCGGCACAAACAGCCTGTAGGGAAACCTATAGGCTGTTGTCATATGCCGTGCGCTCGTTGCACCCCACGATCAGGGGCGGGAGGTCGCACCTCCCACACGGCACAAATATATGCGGGCGGAAGCTGGGAGGAATCAGCTCCGATAGTAAAATTTCGGGTTCGCAGGTTCGAATCCTGTCGCCTGCACAAGATGCCGGGTAGCACCCGGACACTGTGAGACCGTTCGTCGTGGCTCACACGGAAATGACAATGCTCGCTGAAAACTGCGCGTGAGGATGCGTCCTCCTTGCCATGACCGAACAGCGGCGCTTGAGATGCTTGCGGGGCCTCAAGCGGGCATGAGCGTGTGACAATCTAAGCGGGAAGACGGCCAATATGCGGCATAGGTGCCCCGTAAGGGGAGACCACAGCGAGTGACGGGGACTTTCCCTGAAGCGCTAAAGCAGGGCAGGACTGCAATGCCGCACCAAAAGCGGAGAGCCGCTGCCGTGGGCAAATGGCATAGCGCCTGCCCGGAAGTGCGGCTATACCGCTCAGAAGTGAGCTGTGGAAAAGACATTGCCACCTGCTGGCAAACTGTGTACCCCATGTTTGAGAGCTTCCAGAAGGCCGCATGGGAGGGGAAAGACTGTTACTGTAGCCAAGGGGTGGGGGCTGGTAGCAAAATTGATTTGAGGTGGTGACAATGGCTGCGCGTCTGACAGACCGGCAGAAAAAGAAAATACTGGCGGACTATGTGCAGACGAACAACTATTGCGCCACGGCTAAAATCAATGGCGTGTCCGCGACGACGGTTAAGAACCTTGTGCGGGCGAATGCCGACATTGTGGAAAAGTGCGAGCAAAAAAAGGAAGAGAACACCGCCGATGTATTAGCGTACATGGATAAGCACACAGAACTTGTGTGTTCGTTCATCGGCAAGGGGCTTGAAATGCTCAACGACCCTGAAAAACTGGCCGCGGCAAATCTCAGCCAGATCACAACGGCGATGGGGACGCTTATTGACAAGTGGGCGATGATTGGCGGCAGTCCTGCCGACACGGTGAGGGAAGATGCGCTCAGTCAGAGCCTAAAGGAAATGGCAAAGGAGCTTGAGAGCGATGATTGACCTTCGTTCGGGCGATTGTCTTGAATTGATGAAGAACATTCCTGATGGCTCGGTAGATTTGGTGTTGACTGACCCGCCGTATATGATTGAAACAGTTGGAGCGGGAATTTACAAGCAAGCAGATAAGCAATATGTCAAAAAACTTGACGGCATCAAAGACGGATTTGATGAAAAGGTGCTTGACGAAATTTGCAGGGTTATGAAGAAAATCAACGTGTACTTCTTTTGTAGCCAAAAGCAGATTATTTTGCTAATTGATTATTTTGTTAAAAAGAAGAATTGCAACTGGAATATTCTGTCTTGGCACAAGTCAAACCCCGTTCCTGCTTGTGGAAACAAATATTTGACCGACACAGAGTTTATTCTATTTTTCCGTGAAAAGGGTGTAAAGATTTATGGTAAGTATGAAACAAAGTTTACCTACTATGTCACGCCGCTAAATCAAAAGGATAAAAAGCAATATGGGCATCCAACAATAAAGCCAATTAAAATCCTGCAAAACTTGATTGTAAATAGCACCGCCGAAAATGGAGTTGTGCTTGATTGCTTTATGGGTAGCGGAAGCACGGGCGTTGCTTGTGTAAATACAAACCGCCGTTTTATTGGCATTGAGCTTGATGAGGGATATTTCAACACCGCAAAAAAGCGCATTAAAGAAGCGCAATCAAGAATTGAAACATGATTTCTAACAAACAGAAAAAAATCCTCGCATTTCCGTACAGCCGCTATGACGCGCTGATCTGTGACGGTGCTGTGCGTTCCGGCAAGACCTCCATCATGATGTGGGCGTTTGTCCGCTGGGCGATGGAAAATTTCAGTGGTCAGCGCTTCGGCGTGTGTGGCCGAACGGTGGACAGCTGCACCAAGAACATCATCGTGCCGTTTACGGCGATGAGCCTTGCCAAAGAGCGCTATATCATCCGCTGGCGGCGCGGTGACAAGGTCATGGAAGTGCGGTGCGGAGCCGTGACGAATTACTTTGAGGTGTTCGGCGGTAAGGACGAGGCCAGCTATACGCTGATTCAAGGCCGCACGCTGGCGGGGGTGCTGCTGGACGAGGTGGTGCTGATGCCGCGTTCGTTTGTGGAACAGGCGCTTGCGCGTTGTTCCGTTGACGGTGCGCGGTTGTGGTTCTCCTGTAACCCAGGCAGTCCACATCACTGGTTCTATCAGGAGTGGATCAAGCGAAGCCGTGAGCGCAATGCACTGTATCTACACTTTGAAATGACGGACAACCCCGGCCTGAGCAAGCGCACCCTCGAACGGTACGAGAATATGTATGCCGGTATATTTTATGACCGGTATGTGCGCGGCCTGTGGGTAGCGGCAGAGGGCATCGTTTATAAGGACTTTGCCAACGATACAGAAAAGTATTTGATCGGAGACCCTTTGGAGTGGGCCAAGCAAAACGGCACCAGCTTCTCAATCATTTCAATTGGCGTTGACTTCGGTGGTACAAAGTCCGCAACGAAATTTCAAGCCACCGGGATCACAAAAGATTTCCGTGTTGTGGCATTGGAAGAAGAATACATCAAAAACGAAGAGATTGACCCGAATGCATTAAACCGGCGTTTTGCTACGTTCTGCCAGCTGATAACGTCAAAGTATGGTTACAGCCAGACACGAGCGGATAGTGCGGAAACGGTGCTAATTCGGGGGTTAGATCATACCGCGCAAAAAATGCACCTCGGGACGCAGGTCAAGAATGCAATGAAACTGCAAATCACAGATAGAATTAGGCTTGTGGTGCTGCTAATGAAACAGGGGCGTTTTAAGGTTTCGCGCAACTGCCCGCATCTGATCGATGCAATGCAAACCGCGATTTATGATCCTGATAAATTTGAGGACGAGCGCTTGGATGACGGCACGTCCGACATCGACAGCTTGGATGCTTTTGAGTACAGCATTGAGCCTTATTACAAAGACCTGGAACGTGCCGGTCACATGATGGGACGGTGAAATAGTGAATATTCGGAGAGCATTAAAGGATCTCGGGTTTGACACGGTCGGCAATAAATTCTATTCCCTGATCGACCTGTGGAACGCGTGGTATAAGGGAAACGTTGAAGATTTCCACAGCTATACGGTGTGGAATGGGATTGAAGAGCTGGAGTGCCACCGGTATTCGGTGGGAATGGGAAAGAAAGTCTGCGAGGACTGGGCCAACCTCCTAATGAACGAGCGAGTCAACATCACGCTCGAAGGCAAACAGGAACAGGAATTTATCGATACTGTTTTTGCCGATAACAACTGGGAGGTCAAGGCTAACGAATCGCAGGAGCGCAAAGCGGCAGTAGGAACCGTTGCGTATGTGCCGGTGATGGAAGGCATGGGAATTAACCCAGATACGGCAGAAATCATTGACTCTGGCCGCATTCGCATCAACTACGTCAGCGCCTGGAACATCTACCCGCTTACGTGGGATAACGGCGTTATCCGCGAGTGTGCGTTCGCATCCACTCGGAAGGTCGATGACACAGAATATACTTACATCCAGGTGCACCGGCTGCGCAACGGCGAGTATGACATTGAGAACCATCTGTATGATGCGGAGGAAGTCCCGCTGGCCAGCGTGAAAGGGTTTGAGACAATTCCTCCGGTGATTCATACCGGCAGCGACAAGCCGCAGTTTGTAATTGACCGGCTGAACATTGCAAACTCTGACGAAAACAACCCGCTTGGCGTGGCTGCATTTGCCCACGCCATCGACCAGCTCAAGAGCGTTGACATCACCTATGATAGCTATGTGAACGAATTTGTGTTGGGCAAGAAGCGCATTGTGGTGCAGCCGGAGGCAACCCAGAGCATTGACGGTCGGCCAGTGTTTGATAAGCGTGAGACCGTTTATTATGTACTTCCGGAGGACAGAGGCGGCAACGGCAACATCTTGCAGCAGGTCGATATGTCGCTACGGACGGCGGAGTTTAACACCGGCATGCAAGATATGTTGAACATCCTGTCCAGCAAGTGCGGTTTTGGTGAGAACCATTACAAATTCAACCAGGGCAGCATCGCAACTGCCACGCAGGTCATCAGCGAAAACAGCACCCTGTTCCGCACGATCAAAAAACATGAAATTGTGCTTGAACAGGCAATCACAGAGTTGTGCCGGAGCTTGCTCCGCATGGGAAATCGGTACATGGGCGCATCCCTCAATGAGGACGTCCAGATCTCCATTGACTTTGACGATTCCATCATTGAGGACAAGGGTCAGGACTTTAACCGTGACGTGCAGCTTCTTAACGCTGGAATCATGAACGATTGGGAGTTCCGCATGCGGTGGATGAACGAGGACGAGGCGACCGCAAAGGCGGCGCTGCCGAAGATGCAGGATATAACCACAGAGGAAGAAACGGAGGTAGAGTGATGGGCGGTAGAGGCGGAGCAGGCGGCGGGCTTGGCGCTGGTGAAGCTGGGCGCGGGCGCGGAATGAGCCTTGCAAAATTTTTATCTCAGGAGGACATCAACAGAGCAAATGCGGCATCTGTTACAGACATGGGCGACATCATCAGGCGCACATTCGAGCGGAACGCCGCAGAGATCAACGGCTTAGAGCTTTCGGACAGTGAAAAGAAAGACGCTGTCCGCAAGATGGCAGAGTTGGCAACAACTGCCCTAAAAACGGCTGCTGGTGCAGTAAATCCGTATTCAAGCGGACCTGCAAGACTTACCACGGCACAGAAAACCGGCAGCGCAGCGGATAGGGCCGCAAGAGCGCGTGGCGAAATGGATGGGTATATGCGTAAACTACGCGACCAGTCCAGTGCAAACCGCAAGGCGGCAGAGAAAAAGGCGTTTTCAAATGCTTTTGTATCTGCGGCAAGGTCTGGCGCATTGGAGGTTACGGTAGACGGAAAGAAATATCGTCGCGCAAATAAGCGTAGCAATACGTGGCGGCCTGCATGATTAACTTTGAAAATCTTGACAAGTTCACATTCCTCGGCGTGGGCAAGTACGATATTCCGCAGATCGAGCCGGTCAAGGCATACCCACAAGGTGAGTTTGTCCCCGTGAATTACCATTACACAGCGAAAGACACGAAAAGCAAGATTGTGCATTTCTTTGTGGACGATTACCAATTTATTCGATATTGGAACACACCGGACAAGTATATTCCGAAACTGTCGCAGTTTTCGGCGGTGTGCGCGCCGGACTTCTCCACCTACACGGATATGCCGCTTGCGATGCAGATATACAACCACTATCGCAAGCATTGGTTGGCGGCGTACTGGCAAATGCACGGCATGACGGTTTATCCCTCTGTATCATGGAGCGATGAACGCAGTTACGATTGGTGCTTTGATGGTGATCCTGTTGGCGGGATAGTTGCGGTTAGTTCGGTAGGCACACAGCAGAACAAGGAAAGCAAGCGGCTGTTTCTGCGCGGCTACGAGGAAATGATGAAGCGGCTATCGCCGGAATGGGTGATATTCTATGGCAAAGTGCCGGAGGAATGCGACTGGAATGTGATCCGCGTGAAGCCGCATTACGATGAAATTGTGAAGCGGAGGAAAGCAAATGAAATATCCGTTTCAGCCGGAAATCCTTGATGCGCTGCCGGAAGAACTGGCAGAACTGTACCGTGGACTTGAGGACACGCTGCTGACGGAGATATGCTCTCGTCTAAAGCTGCGGGACGAGTTGAACGAGGTTACGGTGCAGGACATCAAGGCGCTGCGGGCGCACGGCATTGACCTCGAGGAAATCGAGAGAGCGATACGCAAGACTACGGGCATCAGTGAGCAGAAGCTCAAGAAGATACTGGACGATGTGGTAAAGCGCAACCAGCAGTATTATACCAGCGTCATCGACTTGGAACACATCACGCAGCCGGAAACGCTGGTAAGCATCGAGGACACCTGGGCCATATACCAGCAGACAAAGCGGGACTTGCGCAATATAACCCAATCAATGGGCTTTTTGGTGGACGCAGGGCGGACGATGCTCCCCCCTGCCAAAGCTTACCAATGGGCGCTTGATAACGCGGTGATGCAGGTGCAGAGCGGCGCTATCAACTACAAACAGGCCATCAAGACGGCAGTAAAGCAGCTTGCAGACAGCGGATTGAAAATAGTTGACTATGAAAGTGGCCATCGAGACCAAATCGATGTGGCGGCTCGGCGGGCGGTAATGACAGGCGTTTCCCAAATCTGCGCAAAATACACGGAGCAATCGGCAGAATATCTTGAGACACCATATTTCGAGGTTTCCGCCCATTCTGGCGCGCGTGATAAGCCGGGGCCGTCCCCGTGGTCAAGCCATAAGGACTGGCAAGGCAGGGTTTACAGTATTCGCGCAAATGACATTTACCCGAGCATCTACGAGGTGTGCGGACTGGGGGCCGTGGATGGTCTGGAAGGAGCCAACTGCCGCCACCGGCGCTTCCCCTGGGTCGAAGGTGTGTCTGAGCGCACCTATACCGATGAACAGCTTGCACATATTGATGATGGGCTTGGCTGCACATTTGATGGCAAGACCTACACCGCATATGAGGCCACACAGATGCAGCGACGCATAGAGCGTACCATACGAAAGCAAAAGCGTCTGAAAAACGCGTACAGCGTCGCGGGTCTGGAGGAAGATGCGACTGCGGCCAACATCAAACTGCGGCGATTAAACGCCAAATACAAGGCGTTCAGCGCGGCGGCGGGGCTGCCGGAGCAGCGGGAAAGGATGAAGGTGCTGTATGAGAATTAAAGCAAGAAGTTACGAAGGAATTGTGCTTGAACTTGACGGAGAAGTGCGAGTGATGCGTGATTACACCCGCGAGATTGCACGCGTGATCAAGTATCGGGTTGTAATTCTGTGCGATGATGGCGCAAAAGTTGAGCTTACGGATGTAAAACCAAAAGAAATTGAGGTAGTCAATGAACCGTGATGAAATGATACAGGCTATCGAAGCCATCTTGAAGCGTGGCAACAACGCAGAGGTGCGACGAAAAGGCGATGGGTATATCGTCTTGGAGGTCAAAAAAACAATCCAATACACTTCCGCGTAATTGGGCGCGGGAAAGGGCAATAGGAGCCAAATGCTGAGGAATTCTCGGTGGTTGGCTCTTTTGTTTTAAGTAAAACCCGCGAAGCACAGCGGTTTTTATAAAAACTATCGTCCGCGAAGAAACGCGGCCAAAGAAAAGGAGATAGTGTCATGGCACTTACACGCAAACTTTTGAAGGGTATGGGTCTCACCGATGAGCAGGTAGATACCATCATCGAAGCGCATACCGACACTGTGGACGGCCTAAAGGCGGATGTGACCCGCTACAAGGCCGATGCGGAGAAGCTGCCCGGCATCCAGAAGCAGTTGGATGATCTCAAGGCGGCAGGTGACGGCGGTTATAAGGAGAAGTACGAGAAGGAACACTCGGCTTTTGAAGCCTTTAAGACCGACATCACAGAAAAGGAAAGCAAGGCGGCAAAGGAAAAGGCTGTCCGGGCTTACTTTGAGAGCAAAAACATCACCGGCGCAAATCTCGACCTTGCCATGCGCGGATGCGGCGAGGAAATGTCTACCTTGGAGCTGGACGGCGAGAAGATCAAGGACACCAAGAGCCTTGACGCTCTCGTAGACGGCACTTATAAGAGCCTTGTTTCTAAGCCTGCTGTCCGGCTGGACATGGGCGCACGGCTCAACGAGGGCGGCAAGCCTATGACAAAGGACGAGATTATGAAAATCACCGACAGAACAGAGCGGCGCGCTGCAATCGCCGCAAATATGGATTTGTTTAGAAAGGAAGAATAAAAATGGCTGTTGATCCTAAGCTGATTAAGAAGGAAGATCTTGCCCGTGTTCGCGAGATCGAGTTTACCGAAATGTTCGGCTATTCCATCAAGAAGTTGATGGAGGCTCTGGGCGTTACCCGCAAGATTGCCAAGCAGGCCGGTACTGTGCTCAAGAGCTACAAGGCTACCGGAACTCTGGAAGACGGCGCTGTGGCCGAGGGCGAGACCATCCCTCTGAGCAAGTACAAGACCGAGGCTGTGAACTACAAGGAGATCACCTTGAAGAAGTGGCGTAAGGCCACTTCTGCCGAGGCAATCACTGATCGCGGCTACGATCAGGCCGTCGAAATGACCACCGATGAAATGCTGAAGGATGTGCAAAAAGGTATCCGCAAGGATTTCTTCGGCTTCCTCGCAACCGGTACTGGCACGGCCAGCGGTGCTACCTTCCAGGCGACCTTGGCTCAGGCATGGGGCCAGCTGCAGGTGCTGTTCGAGGATGACGAGATCGGCGCAGTGTATTTCATGAACCCGCTGGATGTTGCGGACTATCTCGCAACTGCCAACATCACCCTGCAGACCGCTTTCGGCATGACCTATGTCGAGAACTTTCTCGGTCTGGGCACTGTGATTCTGAACTCCAGCGTCCCCAAGGGCAAGATTTACGCCACCGCCAAGGACAACATCGTCCTGTACTACATCCCTGTGAACGGCGCAGATCTGGGCGAGGTGTTCAACTTCACCACCGACGCCACCGGTTATATCGGTATCCATGAGGAACCCGATTACACCAACATGACCGCATCCGATACCGTTATCAACGGCATGGTGCTGTTCGCCGAGCGCATTGACGGCGTGGTTGTCGGCTCCATCACTCCGGCAGTGGGGGGCTAAGCGAACTGCTGAGTGAGCCTGACCCTGAAACTTCTTCTTTCTCCAACATGACAAAAGCCCAACTGCTTGATTATGCCAGGGGAAACGGGGTGGACGGGGTCAGCAGTTCAATGCGCAAGGCTGACATAATTGCAGTATTGGAAGGGAGCTGACCCGTATGACATACGCTGATTATACATACTACGCCGGAATCTATATGGGTTCTGTGAGCGAGGAAGATTTTCCGCGTCTGGCTGTTCGGGCCAGCTCCTTCCTCGATTACTACACCCAAAACCGGGCGAAAGACAACGCTGATATGGACGCTGTAAAGATGTGTTGCTGCGCATTGGTGGACAAGTATCAGTTGATCGAGACCGCGCAGCAACTTGCCGCAACCAGGCTGACGGCGGCGCTTACCGGCGGTGACGTGAAAAGTGAAACGGTAGGCGGGTATTCTCGCACACTGGCCAGCGGCGGGGAAAGCGCCGCTGCTGCATTGAGTGCCACGGACGGCGCAAGAAAATTGCTGGCGGAAACATGCATGGAATACCTTGCCCATACAGGGCTGCTGTATCGCGGAGGTGGTTGCAGATGTACGCTCCCCACACTGTAACGGTTTACAACGTCGTGCGTGAACCGGACCCTGCCACGCTAAAAGATGTCACAAACCTATATGTAACCGTGCTTGATGGCGTGTTCTGCGAGGCGTCAAAGGGAGTTAACGTGCGCAAAAGCGGGCTTGAAGGCGCCGACGCAGTAAACCTGTATATCCCATTTACGGTAAAAGCTGTGGATGGATTTAGCGGAAAGCCCAAGACATATACAGAGCCGCAAGCATTTTTTGCCTCAAGCGACAGGACGGGCCTATGGACGCTATCCACCACCGGCAACGGTGGCGATACATTTTTCGTCAAAGGCGAATTTGTAACGGACAACGAGGGCGTGGCATTGGCGCACGATAATTGCTGGAATGTGACTAAGGTTGACGCAAAAGACTTTGGCAGCGCAGATATGCAGCATTGGGAAGTGGGTGGTAAATAAGTGGCCGTTACCTTTGCGATGCATTTTGGCGGCATGGAGGCCATCAAGGACAAACTGGCTGAGAGCTGCACCCGCGCTGAAAGCATTGTTGGGCAGCAGGTCATAAAAGACACCGAGCCGTTTGTTCCTGCGCTTACAGGATCATTAACAATACGCACGAGGTTAGACGGCAACAAAATTATTTACCCCGGGCCTTATGCGCGGTTTTTGTACTACGGCAAAGTCATGGTTGATCCGCAAACCGGTAGCACCTTTGCGCCAAAGGGCGGGACGAAGGTCTTGACAAACCGAGACCTTGTATTTTCCAAGGCGATGCACCCACAAGCACAGAGCCATTGGTTTGAGGCTTCCAAAGCGCAGAACCTGGATAAATGGATACGCATTGCAGAAAAGGCGGTGGAAAAATTTGGACAAAGTTAAAAAAACCGTATCGGCAGCGGAAGAGGACAAGGTATCTCGCAAGCTGCTGGTTTGGCTGAACACATATCCGGATTTGCCGGTGGATTTGATTCGATTTGAGTCCCTGCCCGCCGACACCTCTGCAATGGCCATTTCGACCATCCAGGCGTCCTATATCGTTAAACGATATGTTTTAGGGGGCTACCAAGCGGAATACCAATTCAAAATCATTTACCGGGTTAAGCCGGGCAACAGCATGGACAAACGGCTCAAGGCTGACGAACTGTTAAACGCTATCGGAGATTGGGCGACCGGAAAGCGCCCTGACATTGGTACGGGGAAACGCGTTGTAAGCCTGGAGCCTACTACGCGATCTTCTTTGTTCGCTGTGTATGAAAACGGCGACGAAGATCATCAAATCTTAATGAAAATGAATTACGAGGTGAATACATAATGGCAGATTTGACTTTTACCACACCGGAAGGCCAGACCATTGACCGGGAACTGCTGATCGCATACCTCAACACGGGGACCAAGGAAAGCCCTGTTTGGAGCGCTATCGGCAAGCGGGTGGAGGACACCAGCGAGGAAATGGACTGGGGCCAGGAGAGCAAGCAGGATGTGCTGGGGAACACATTCACAACCATGAAAAAGCCCGTTATTACACAAACCTTTGACCCCATCCCCTTGGATGCTGGTGATGCAGCAGCCGTGAAGATGTGGAATTTGGCCGTAAAAGACCACGATGCGCAGGCGCTGGCCAACCAGGACATGATGATCGGGCATTTTTACGCCACCAGCGGCGATGCGAAGTTTGCCGAGCGCTATGATTCCTGCGCCATTGCCGTGACCTCCATCGGCGGTGAGGGCGGCGGTACCCTGAACATCGCAAGCGAGATCACATACGGCGGCAATCGCACCCTGGGCACTGTGAATAAGGGCAGCAGCGGCGCTATTGAATTTACCGCAGCCTAAGCAGATCGGGGCGGGTGCTTCTGCCCGCCCCACTATCGAAAACGGAGGACGCTATGAGCGAAAATATTATCAAAATTGATACCGGCGTAGTCACTAAAACTTTTTTGACTACCGACGGGAAAGAATGCGAATTTGCGTTTAACCCGCTGGATATGGGCCTGTCTCGCCGGCTTTTTTCCGCGTTTGAAAAACTCGACAAAATGAACGAGGGTTATAAGGACGAAGTGCAAAAAAACGCCGATAAAAAGGAAATTTTTGACATTGGCCAAAAGATGGACCTGGAAATGCGGGAGATCATCAACGGAGAAGTATTCGGATTTGATATCTGCACCCCGCTTTTTGGTGAGCTGAATCTTTACGCGCTGGCCAACGGATTCCCCATTTGGGCAAATTTGCTTTTTGCGCTGGTGGACGAAATGGATACTGCGTATGCCCGGGAGCAGAAGCTTACCAACCCGCGCATTAGCAAGTACACCAAGAAGTACCACAAATGAGATACAGCCTGCCAAAATCCGTGGAGCTGGGCGGGAAGCAATACGCTATTCGGTCTGATTACCGGGACATTTTGGACATTTTGGAAATGCTTTCTGATTCGGAGCTGGACAGCGCCGATAAGGCAGAGGCAGTGATGGAAATGTTTTACCCGGATTACGAGGATATCCCATACACGGAATACGAGAACGCGGTGCGGCAATGCATATCCTTTATAAATTGCGGCGAGGAAGAATGCCGGGATGAAAAGCGCCCCAAGCTCATGGATTGGCAGCAGGATTTCCCGATGATTGCAAGCCCCATAAATCGCGTGCTTGGCACGGAAATCCGCTCCATTGAATATCTGCACTGGTGGACATTTATAGCCGCATACCAAGAAATAGGTGATTGCACCTTTGCCCAAGTGGTAAGCATCCGAAAAAAGAAAACCAAAAATCAAAAGCTGGATAAATCCGATCAGGAATTTTACAAGCAGAATAAGCATCTTGTGGATTTCAAGCGCAGATATTCCGAGCAGGACGAAAATATTATCAAACAATGGGTATAAAAATCCGCCCTCTTGCGAGGGCGGATGGACGCATTTTTACTTTTTCAGGTCAGCATCAATGCTGAACATTTTTGCTGTGAAACTAATTTTGTACTGACTGCCTTTGGTAACAAGGAATGTGAGTTCATTGCTCCTAACAACTCCTCGCTCAAACCTAACGGTATGTTCTCCTGGCACCAGGTGGAACTGGACAATATTATCCAAATCAAACGCTTTTCGTTCCCCATCAACAATCAATATTGTTTTTGACTCTCCACACTTCCTCGCACCCATTCGTACCACGGTAACATTTTGAGCGAAGCTCGCCTGGTTTTCCGGGTCAGACAGTTTCCTCAAAATCTCAGAACGCTTTTTCTCAAAGACATCATCTGGTAAGGCTCCGGATTCATGAAGATCGTGGATTTTTTGCAAGGTATCCAGCATCGCGGTATCCGTTTCCGGTGCGGCGGAAGTACTATCCTTGGACTGGTTTGCAATATCCATCAGTTTATCGAACAACAACTTCTGTTCGCGTTGTTTTCGCTTACTTTCGCCTGGCGAGATGGGGGCGCACTCAATTACATCGGATGAACCGTCTTCGTACTCAACCCAAAAACTGTATAGCGTATAGTTTACTGTAGTAAAAATGAGCGTATCCCGTGCCTCTCGCACTCCAAGTAGCTTTGCGCGTTTTATCAATTTCTCTTTTTTTGACAAATGTAATGCCCCTCCCAACAACAAAATTTTAGCGTATTATATCATACGCACAGCACCTTTGCAAGTAAAAGAAAAATGGTGGTGATTTAATGGCAGATGGATCTATTATCATCAATACGGAAATTGATTCCAAGCAGGCGCAAAAAGAGCTCAATACACTTACGAGGAAAATTTCTGCTTTATCTGAAAAACTAAATGATCTGGAAAGAGAAAAGCTCCCGCTGGTAGAGCAGTCGGCACAGCTCGGCGCAAATCTCGATGCGGCAAAAGCAACTCTTGAACATATGAAAAGCGGAGCGGAATTTTTTACATCCGACTCTATTGCAAACCAGCAAGCACAAGTGAACGCCATGCAGAAAGAGTTTGATTCGGCGGCGTTAAAGGTGGAAACGATCAATGCAAAAATCAACAAAACCGCTGCGTCTCTTGACAATGCAAAGAGAAAGGCGGGAGAACTCAGTGGGCAGCTTGCTGGAGCAAAAAATGGCACAAGAGAGTTGTCCCCCGCTGCAGAGGAAGCCGGGAAGCGATTCACAAAGCTTGGAAACCGAATCAAGGGGCTTGCAAGGCGCGTGTTTGTTTTTACGCTCATTACAGCTGCACTGCGCAAAATCAGGGAGTATATGTGGTCGGCGATCCAGACAAACACCGATGCAATGGCGGCGGTTGCCAAGCTTAAAGGTGCGCTGCGTACACTGGCCCAGCCGATTGTAAACATCGTTATCCCGGCGTTTACGCTACTCGCAAATGTGCTTACAACGGTGGTAAATACAGCTGCTCGGCTGCTATCTGCACTGTTTGGAAACACTCTTGCATCTTCTCAGAAAGCGGCTGAAAGCCTTTATGACCAGCAGAAAGCGATTGATGGTGTTGGTTCTGCCGCAAAGAAAGCCAGTAAATATTTGGCACCTTTCGATGAGCTGAACACAATGAACGGAGATTCCGATAGCTCGGGAGGGGCAAGTGCAAGCGGTGGAATCGCACCGGATTTCACAAGCACAGTCAGCAGCGGATTGGCTGCCGTTGCAACCTTGTTTACCGGAATTGCCCTTCTTGCATTGGGCGCAGTGTTGACTTTTTCTGGCGCAAATATACCGATTGGCATTGCTCTGATGGTTGCTGGTGCGTTGGCGGTATATGGTGCCGCCTCCGAAAATTGGGGTCTTATTGCAGAAACTTTGCAAGGATCACTTGCGGTTATAGTGACTATTGTAGCCGGAGCTTTGCTTGCTCTTGGCATAATCCTTGTTATGACAAGCGCAAACATCCCGCTTGGAATTGGCATGATTATAGCTGGCGCTGCATCTTTGGCCGCCGTTGTTGCCGTCAACTGGGATACCATAACAAGGTTTATAAGTGACAACATAGATGTAATTGCCGGTATTGTTGGAGCCGCCTTCCTTGTACTTGGCGCCATACTTGCTCTTTCAAGCGCAAATATTCCGCTCGGAGTAGGATTGCTTTTGGTTGGTGCTGCATCTTTGGCGGCATCTGCAACCATTAATTGGGAAGCAATCCAAAACGCAATGAAAGGGCCTATTGGCGCAGTAACTGCAATTTTGAGCGGCGCGTTGCTTGTGCTTGGCGGCGCATTGCTGTTTACTTTTGCAAATGTCCCTCTTGGGCTTGGGCTTATGGCTGCTGGAGCGGTTGGGCTTGCGACGGCGATTGTTCCAAATTGGGACAGTATTACGAAGGCGCTGCAAGGGCCGCTCGGCAAAACTCTTGCTATGATCGGCGGTTTTCTTGTTGTACTCGGGATTATTCTTATTTTTACGGGCGTAGGAATACCCTTGGGCATCGGGATGTTGCTTGCCGGTGGCGTTAGTTTGGCGGCGGCAATCGCGCCCAATTGGAATTTCATCATAGACAAAATCAAGTACGTTTGGCAAAAAATCAAAGAATTCTGGAACTCTTATATCGCCCCTGTATTCACTGCGGCCTGGTGGCAGAACCTCGGGAAAAACATCATGAACGGTTTGATCTCGGGTATTGAACGGGGCATAAACTGGGTGCTGGGCGGCGTAAGCGATATGGTAAATGGCATCACGGGTATCTTGAACAAGATTCCCGGTGTGAACATTGGACGGGTTAATTGGGGAAATGTCCACATTCCTCGCCTGGCCCAGGGCGCGGTGATCCCAGCAAACCGGGAATTTTTGGCCGTTTTGGGCGACCAGAAGCGCGGCACAAACATCGAGGCACCCGCCGATTTGATCCGCCAGATTGTCCGGGAGGAAGTCAAAAACAGCGGCGGCGTAGGAAATCATATCACAATCGTGCTGGACAGCGTTAACGGGAAGAAAATATTTGACACTGTTGTGAAGGAAAACAATGCCGTGGTGCGTGCCACCGGCGCAAGCCCGCTGGTGGTGTAAGGAGCAGTAATGGATGTATTGAAAGTTACCAAAAATGCCGGGACGGTCGTTGTTCTGCCTGCTCCCGCCGAGATAAAATGGAGCATTTCTGACCTGGACGGCGACGGCAGCGGGAGGAACCAAAACGGGGACCTGTTCCGGGACCGCGTGGCGGTAAAGCGAAAGATCGAGTGCTCCTGGCTCCCAATGAGTGCCGCAAAAATGGCAACGCTTTTGTCAGCCGTCAGCGATCCGTTTTTCAAGCTTACATACCCAGATGCGCTTACGGGGACAAATAGAACGATCACCTGCTATGTTGGTGATCGTTCTGCGCCCATTTTGCGCCCGGAGGCGGATGGAACATGGTTATGGGGCGAAATGTCCATGAATTTCATCGAGAGGTGAGCCATGCATACTGTAACAGACGCATTTAACGCCGCGTGTTCTGCGCCGGGGCGGGAGATCACAAGCAAAATACTGTTTAACGGCACGACAGAGCTGGCCGCCTCCGAGGTGCAGGAAATCAGCATAACAGAGCAGTTCGGCTCCTCGGACGGCGTGACCATCGGTGCGGCGTTTTCTTCCAGTTGCAAGGTGACGATGTACAAGCAGGACAATCTCCCGCTGAACGGTGCATTTTTTATTCCATCTGTTGGAATCATGGTGGGCGGCAAAGC